ATTGCAGGTAACGTAGTTGAAAAATGGTTATATCTTTCAAAAGCAAAAGATGGAAAGAGACAACCAGCAGAAGAAGTTTACTATAAAAACTATCTTGCAAATAGATCTGAATACATCTACGCAGGTGCTGCACCATCAGGAAAATCCTCCTCATTAACAGCAATTGGTGCTGGTGCTGGTGATAGTGACATTAAAGACTTTAGTACAACAACAGGTAACTGGGGTTCAAATGCTGCAGGCACAATATTCAATGTAGAAGGTAATAGATCTTACGATCTAAAAGGTGGTAAAGATTATTCTGGAACCACTGGTTATATAATTGATAAGGGAGATGTTATTAATTCATATAATGTCCTTAAAAATCCAGCAGAGTATACAATCAACTTTATTCTACAGGGCCCAAGTGGTGGTGCTACTATCTTTGATTCACAAGCAAAGGCATCAGCATTGATTGCAATTGCAGACTTAAGAAAAGATTGTATCGCATGTATATCACCACATCGTGCAGGAGTTGTAAATGTATCAAACTCAGATACACAAACAGATAACATAGTTGATTACTATGCTGCACTTCAATCTTCATCATATGCTGTATTTGACTCAGGTTACAAATACACATTTGATAGATTTAATAATGAGTTCAGATATATTCCATTAAATGGAGATATCGGTGGATTAATGGCAAGAACTTCAATTAATTCATTCTCATGGTTCTCACCAGCTGGTGCATCCAGAGGAGCAATTAATGGAGCAGTTAAACTTGCATATAATCCAACACAAGCACAAAGAGACATTATCTATCCGAAGAGAATCAATCCAGTGATTGCATCTCCAGGTGCAGGAATCATTCTCTTTGGTGATAGAACTGGACTTGGTGTTGCATCAGCATTTGATCGTATTAATGTTCGTCGTTTGTTCCTCACTGTTGAGGATACAATCGAAAGAGCAGCAAGAGATCAGTTGTTTGAATTTAATGATGTAATTACAAGAACAAACTTCTTAAATATAGTTGATCCTTTCCTTCGTGATGTCAAAGCAAAGAGAGGTATCACTGACTTTGTTGTTATTTGTGATGAAACAAATAACACACCAGACGTAATTGATGCAAATCAATTTAGAGCTGACATTTTCATCAAACCCGCAAGATCAATTAACTTTATCGGACTTACATTTGTTGCAACACGCACAGGAGTAAGTTTTGAAGAGGTCGTTGGAAACGTTTAACTTACTAGAGGAAAAAAATTAAATGGCTAACCTAAACATTCCAAGCACTAAAGACAGAACCCTTGATGCATTCAAGGGTAAAATGGTCGGGGGTGGTGCTCGTCCTAATTTATTTGAATGTGAACTATTCTTCCCTGACGATGCAATTCCTACAGACTCATCAAAAGATGAAATTGCAGATAAAAGTAGATTTTTAGTTAAATCAGCACAGTTACCTGCTTCAAATATTGCACCAATACTTGTTCCTTTTAGAGGAAGAAACTTAAAAATTGCAGGAGATCGTACATTTGATCCTTGGACAATTACTGTTATCAATGATGTTGATTTCAAAATTAGAACAGCATTTGAAAGATGGATGAATCTAATTAATAAGCATGAAGATAATTCTGGTCTTGTTGATCCAACAGCATATCAAAAAGATTTATTTGTGAGACAATTAGGAAGATCTTCACTAAGCGGCCCTGGCCCTGCTAGTGATCCACAGTTACCTGTACTAAAAATGTATAAGTTTCACGGAACTTTCCCAACAAATATCTCAGATATTCCTTTATCTTATGACAGTTCTGATACCATTGAGGAGTTTACAGTGGAATTACAAGTTCAGTGGGTTGATGTTCAAGATTCACAATCTAAGACACAAATTGGCACAGGAGCATAAATAGTGCTATAATAGTAGCAAAACGTTTATACAATGGCAAAACTTTTTGGATTTAAAATCCCTGACGGAGAGGAAAGTAAATCGAAGGGGGTGGTATCTCCAGTCCCTCCAAGCGATGAAGACAAATCAGACTTTTATGTCTCTAGTGGGTTTTATGGCCAATATGTTGACATTGAGGGTGTTTACAAGAGTGAGCAAGATTTAGTTCGTAGATATCGTGAAATGTGCTTACACCCAGAGTGTGACAGTGCAATTGAAGATGTTGTAAATGAAGCAATCGTTTCTGACTTAGATGATTCACCAGTTGAAATTGAGTTATCAAATCTAAATGCATCGGATAGATTAAAAGATTCTATTCGAGAAGAATTTAAATACATCAAATCTCTCATGAACTTTGATAAGAAGTGTCATGAGATTTTTCGTACTTGGTACATTGATGGTAGAGTTTTCTATCATAAAGTTATAGATTTAGATAATCCTTCAGAGGGTATTCAAGATATTCGTTACATTGATCCACTTAAAATAAGATTAGTTCGTGAAACAGATAAAACAGGATCAAATAAACTATCACCATTTGATGTTGCAAAAAATGGAAATGATCCAAAAAATTCAGCTGCTCCAAAAATAAATGAATATTATGTTTATAATCCAGATGGTGGTAGAAAGGGAAGTGGAATATACACAACTAAAAATGCTAAAGGCACAGTAAAAATTGCAAAAGATGCAATCACATATTGCACATCAGGTTTAGTAGATCGTAATAAACAAACAGTTTTATCATACTTACATAAAGCAATCAAAGCACTCAACCAATTAAGAATGGTTGAAGATAGTCTTGTAATTTATAGATTATCTCGTGCTCCAGAAAGAAGAATATTTTACATTGATGTTGGTAATCTTCCAAAGATTAAGGCTGAACAATATCTTCGTGATGTTATGAATCGTTATCGTAACAAGTTGGTATATAATGCTGACACTGGAGAGATTCGTGATGACCGTAAATATATGGCAATGCTTGAAGATTTTTGGTTGCCAAGAAGAGAAGGTGGTCGGGGAACCGAAATTACAACTTTACCTGGTGGACAAAATCTTGGTGAGTTAACCGACATAGAATACTTCCAAGCAAAATTATACAAAGCATTAAATGTTCCATCAAGCCGATTAGACAGTCAAGGTGGATTTAACTTAGGTCGTTCATCTGAGATATTAAGAGATGAACTTAAGTTTACTAAATTTGTAGGAAGATTAAGAAAAAGATTTTCTCAAGTTTTCAATGATATGTTGAAGACTCAACTAATTCTTAAAAATATTATTACACCAGATGATTGGAGTGAATTGGAAGATCATATTCAATATGATTTTCTATATGATAATCATTTCTCAGATCTTAAGAAGAATGAATTATTAAATGAACAACTTGGTGTAGTTGCATCAATGGAACCATATATGGGTAAGTATTTCTCTAATCATTTTGTTCGCACAAAAGTTCTTAAGCAAACTGAAGATGACATCAAAGAAATAGATAAGGAAATTAAAAAAGAAATTAAAGATGGAACTTTAATGGATCCAAATGCAATGGTTGATCCAAACACAGGTGCACCAATGGATCCTAACATGGATCTAGGTCAACCGATCACAGAACCAGATCTTGAAAGTCAAGGTTCTGCAACTGAAGCACCTGAAGGTGGAGAGATATAAATAAATAATAGTCAATATTATACTTTCTTAACATGGATGATTTAATGGATATGATGGTTGATGATGCTTCTTCAGCTGCAATCAGCGATAAAATTAAAGAAATTTTATACACAAAGAGTGCAGAAATGATAGATACTGCACGACCACTAGTAGGTGCAGAACTTTTTGGTGACGAAGTTCCAGAAGTTGAAGATGAAACTGAAGTGACAAGTGAATTAGAAACTGAAGAAGAACCACAAGAGGAAGAAGAATCCAATGAAACTGTTAATTAAAGGTGCCGAAGCTGCTTTACCAACTGGGTCAGGTAGTGCATCAAATTTTGATAATGCTACTGTAGTACGTTTAGTAAACACTGTAACAAACGCTGATCACTTAGTAACTGTTGTAGAAACTCAAGGTGGAACAGTTGTTGGATCTTTTACTCTAATGAGATCAGAAAGTGTATTACTTGAAAAACAATCTGGTCATTTTGTATTTGCTGCGAATGCTGCAGTTAAAGGATCAAAAGTAGGTTACACTAATTAAGAACAATGAAATTAATCACAGAAGAAGTCTCAAACGTAAAAATAATTACCGAAGGTAAAGGATCTAATAAGAAACTTTATATTGAAGGTGTATTTCTACAAGGTAATATCAAAAACAGAAATGGTAGAATGTATCCTGTTGAAACTCTTGCAAGAGAAGTTAGCAGATACAATGAAGCATTTGTTGGAAAAGGTAGAGCACTTGGTGAACTTGGACATCCAGATGGCCCAACAGTAAATCTTGATCGTGTTTCTCATAAGATTACATCACTTGTTCAAGAGGGAGATAATTTTAGAGGTAAAGCACAATTGCTCAATACACCGATGGGTAAAATTGCATCTTCACTTTTAGATGAAGGTGTGATGTTAGGAGTTTCTTCTCGTGGTGTTGGATCATTAAGAGAAGACCGTAATGGATGTAAAGTTGTAGGTGAAGATTTCATGTTAGCAACTGCTGCAGATATAGTTGCTGATCCATCTGCACCTGATGCTTTTGTCTCAGGAATTATGGAAGGAAAAGAGTGGATTTGGGAAGGTGGAATTCTTCGTGAACAGCAAGCAGCACAAACACAGAAGAGAATAAACACCCTCGTTGACCAAAAACGTCTTGAGGAAAAGAAACTTGAATTATTTGGCGATTTCTTGTCAAATCTTTAATTTATAAATAACTATAGTAAATTTTAAACAAAGGTTAAATCGGAGAGTTAAAAATGTCCCGTGGTACTAAATTACAAGAAATGGAAGTAAAGACACAGCAATCCAAGACTGCCGTTAACGCTGGTGCAAAACCTGGCGATCCAATGCCAAAGTTAACAACAGGCGGTACACCCGTATCATACGAGGATCTTGGAGGCCCTACACCTGAAAATTCCAAACCAGATGACGATTCAAACAAATTGAAGACACCTGGTGTTTCACTTAAGCAAGTTAAAGATGTAGTGAATAAAGGTGCGAAACCAGCTGATCCGATGCCTGCAGGAATGAAGGAAGAGGAAGAGACTGAAGGAGAAGTAGTTGCTGAAGAACCAGTAAAAGAAGAAGAAACAGTAGTTGCAGAAGAAGAAGAGCAACCTGAATCAGTTCTTCGTAAGAAGATGGCAGATGCAATCAAAGAGTCAGAAGAAACAACAGAGGAAGAAGAAGTTGTTGCTGAACAGGAAGAAGTAGTAGAAGTTGATATCGAAGATGATATTAACGCATTAATTGCTGGCGAAGAATTGTCGGAAGAGTTCCAAGAGAAAGCAAAGACAATTTTTGAAGCAGCAATTAACTCTAAAGTTTCCGTTATAAAGGAAGATTTAGAGAAAGAGTACGCAAAGGTACTACAGGAAGAAATTGACTCTACCAAGATTAAACTCACAGAAAGAGTTGACTCTTATCTTGAGTATGTAGCTGGTGAATGGTTAGAGGAAAACTCTCTTGCTGTGGAGCAAGGGCTCAAGGCAGAGATGTCTGAGTCATTCCTAACAGGAATGAAGAGTCTATTTGAAGAACATTATGTATCAATCCCTGAAGACAAATATGATGTACTTGAGAGCATGGTAAATAAATTAGATGATATGGAAGAAAAACTCAATGAGCAAATTGACAAGAATGTCAATTTAACCAAGAGATTAGCAGAGTCAAAATCAGATGGAATTTTAAGTGACGTTTCTGAAGGACTAGCAGTTACTCAGAAAGATAAACTTGCATCTCTTGCTGAAAGTGTTGAGTTCGAAAGTGAATCCGATTACCGTGAGAAACTAGTTACATTGAGAAATTCTTATTTCCCAACAAGACAAGTTGCTAGTACTCAAAGTGATGACTCAGAGATGTTATCAGAAGAGTCAAATGCACCAGAAGCAAAGTCAACTGGTACAATGGCAAATTATCTAACAACACTTCAGAGAATCACTAAAAAGTAATTCTTTAGTAAATTTTTAAACACACACTTTTAACGAGGTAAATTTCACATGGACATGTTCAATGCTGAACATCTTCAAGAGAAGTGGGATCCAATTCTTAGTTATGATGGTGCACCTAAAATAGAAGATGCACATCGTAAGATGGTTACTGCGGTTCTTTTGGAGAATCAAGAAAAGTTTTTAAGAGAGCAATCTCAATTCATGTATGAGCAACCAACCAACGACGCTGGTGGCGGTTTTGGTGGTAGTGCTCCTGACGTTGCTAACGGTGCAACACCTACAGCTGGTTTCGACCCAGTATTAATCAGTCTAATCAGACGTTCAATGCCTAACTTGGTTGCTTATGACCTAGCAGGTGTTCAACCAATGAGTGGCCCAACAGGACTTATCTTTGCGATGAGATCACGTAAGTCATCTCAAACTGGAGACGAAACATTCTTCGATGAAGTAGATACAGCGTTCTCTGGTCAGGACTCAGGAAATGACCTTACTCAAGGTGGTTACACAGGAGAAGCATCTGAAGGTGCTGCAGTTGGTTTCGGTACAACTTCACCTGGTGCTAATCAAGGAAACAATCCTGCAATCCTTAACACTTCTGGAACTGGTCAAGATCAGTATGCAGTTGGTCAAGGTATGTCAACAGCAGATGCTGAAGCACTTGGATCAGAAGCTGGAGATCAGTTCAACGAGATGGCATTCTCAATCGAGAAAGTCACCGTTACAGCGAAGTCCAGAGCACTAAAGGCAGAGTACAGTTTAGAACTTGCTCAAGACCTTAAGGCAATCCACGGATTGAATGCTGAGGCTGAATTAGCAAATATCCTTTCAACAGAGATACTTGCTGAGATTAACAGAGAAGTTATCAGAACAATCTATAAGAGTGCTGAGTCTGGTGCTGCTGTTAACACTGCTACACAAGGTATATTTGACCTAGACGTAGATAGTAATGGTAGATGGTCAGTTGAGAAGTTCAAAGGACTACTCTTCCAG